GAGCGAACGCGGTTGATCGAGTGGTTCGATACGAATAAAACTGAAAATCTTTATTCGGTTGAGTGCATAAAAGTATAGGAGAACAGGATGACACCAGAAGTAAAAGTTAAACGGAAAGTTACGGCACAGCTTAAAGAGTTAGGGTGCTACTACTTCTTCCCTGCTACTGGGGGCTACGGGAAGTCAGGCGTACCGGACATAGTTGGGTGCTACAACGGTAGGTTTTTCGGTATCGAGTGCAAGGCGGGTAAGAATAAGCCAACAGCACTACAGAAAAAGAACCTTGCCGAAATAACCAATGCGATGGGGATTGCTCTCGTGGTGAACGAAGAGAACATGAATGATATAAACGCGTTACTGGGTGCCCCCGTAAAGAATCTCAATCAGTTAGAATTAAACTTGGGAGTATAGATGACTGAAGAAGAGAAAAGTTATTACGAGCATGGTGACCTACCCCCTAAACCGTTATCGGTAGGGGTAAGCAGAGCAGACATCCTTGATACCGCCAAGCAGTACGTGACGCGGGATAGGCAGAACACACACGGCGCACCAGAAGATAGCTTTAGTAGAATTGCTGATTACTGGAGCGTTTACCTACAAAGGGATGTAACTTCAAAAGACGTTTCCATTATGATGACTATGCTAAAGATAGCTAGGTTAGATGAGAACCCAACACATAAAGATAATTGGATTGACGCGTGCGGGTATCTTGCGTGCGGAGGGGAGATTGCGGTATCGACATAATCACACTAGACTTTGAGACTTACTACGATAAGGATTTTTCACTCCGAAAACTAACCACTGAGGAGTACATTCGATCTTTAGAGTTTGAAGTTATAGGAGTAGGGATCAAGGTAAACAATGGCTTAACTGAATGGGCTAGTGGCACTCACGAGCAGATGAAGGAGTACTTAGATGGTTTCGATTGGGAAAACAGTTCTCTGCTATGCCATAACACTATGTTCGATGGGGCTATACTTAATTGGATTTATGATATTCGTCCCCGCGCTTATCTTGACACTCTCTGCATTGCTCGGGCTTTACACGGTGTGGAAGCAGGAGGGAGCCTTAAAGCGTTGGCTACACGGTATAAGATCGGAGAGAAAGGTACAGCGGTTACCGATGCAATAGGTGTACACCGTTGGGAGTTCACGGATGAGGAGTTAGACCTCTATGGAGATTACTGCATCAATGACGTAGAGTTAACCTATGAACTATTCGGACTTATGGGTAACGCGTTTCCACGTACTGAACTAAAGATTATAGACCTGACCCTCAAGATGTTCATTCAACCCATTATTGAATTGAACGTACCCTTATTGAAAGAACATTTAGAAGATACCAAGAAGCTCAAGGAACAATTAATTTTAGACGCAGGGGTTACCAAGAAAGACCTAATGTCTGGAGCGAAGTTCGCTGTTTTATTAGAAGAGTTAGAAGTTAAAGTTCCAATGAAGGTAAGTCCGACAACAGGGAAAGATACGTTTGCGCTTGCCAAAACAGACCAAGGATTTATAGACCTGTTAGAACATAAAGACCCTAGAGTTCAGGTGCTTGCTAACGCACGTTTAGGTAACAAGTCTACGTTAGAAGAGACGCGTACCCAAAGGTTTATTAGTATTGCTGAACGGGGAGAACAAGGGAAAGCATGGTTACCTGTGCCCATCAAGTATTACGCTGCCCATACAGGGCGGTTTGGTGGGGATGACAAGATCAACCTACAGAACCTACCAAGTCGTGGGGTAAATGGTAAGAAGTTAAAGCGTAGTATGATTGCTCCACAGGGGCACGTAATAATAGACTGTGATTCTTCTCAAATAGAGGCGCGGGTGTTGGCGTGGTTAGCAGGGCAAGACGATTTAGTGCAAGCGTTTGCGAATGGAGAAGACGTTTATAAACAGATGGCGGCTATAATTTATGGGATAGCGGTTGAGGATGTCACCAAAGATCAACGGTTTGTCGGTAAGACCACTATCCTAGGTTGTGGATATGGTATGGGGGCTGTTCGTTTCGTTGATCAACTTAAGGCATTTGATTTTGAGATGGACATTACCGAAGCCCGCCGAGTTATTAACATCTACCGTGAAACGTATTACCGTATAGTTGGACTATGGAACGATGCCAAGTTCACTATTCAAAATTTAGTGGACGGTAACGGTACAGAATTAGGAAGGGAAGGTGTGTTAAAGGTACGCCCCGAACTATCCGCTATCGAATTACCCTCTGAGTTGTTGATGAGGTATGACGACTTATGTTCAGAACAAGGGGAAAGAGGGCCAGAGTACACGTACAAAACTAGAAAAGGCCGAACACGGATATATGGTGGGAAGCTGATAGAGAATGTGTGCCAAGGTATTGCGCGTTGTATTATAGCGGAGCAGATGTTAAAAATTAGTACTCGGTTTAAGGTAGTGCTAACAGTACATGACTCTGTTGCGTGCTGTGTACCCGAAGAACAAGAGGAAGAGGCCCGTGCATATATGGAAGAGTGTATGCGGTGGCTACCTGTGTGGGCTGATGGATTACCTATCGACTGTGAGTCTGGCACAGGACAAGCGTACGGAGATTGCGAATGAGCGATAAACCTAAAGCGGATGTGATTGACTTCTTAGAGCGTAAAGCTAAATACACCCCGAAAGAGATCATACGTTCTAGACTACAACCTTTAACCGAAGAACAAGTAGTAATAAGCGATATGGGGCTACTAAAGAAACGGGAGAAGATAATACTGGTTATCGCACAGACTGATTACGGAGATAATCCCCCGCGAACAGACACTGTAATGTTTGACTTAGATGAGTTACCGGATGTAATAGAAACATTAACGGATGCCTATAAATTTGCGTCTAAAAAAGATGAGGAAGAATCGTGAAAGGGAAATGGACTAAAGAAAATTTTGAGGAATACCATTCAACAAACCCAGAAGTTTTTCAATTATTTGAAAAGTTTACTTTGCAAGTCGCGCAACGAAGAAGGAAGTATTCAGCAAAAGCTATTTTTCACAGGATTAGATGGGAAATGGCTATGACAAAAAATGAAAATGAAGAGTTTAAAATAGATGATGGTTGGATTAGTCACTATGCTAGGTTGTTTGTTAAGTTACACCCAAGGCATGTAGACCTTTTTGAGTTTCGATCTCGTCAAGTAAGTTACCACGCAGCATGAGTATATCCCCGTGGTCATTCAGTAAGCTGAAGTCATTTGAGCAATGCCCTAGGCAGTTTCATCACCTTAAAATTCTTAAGACTTATAAGGAGAGTGAGACCGAAGCCATGCTTTATGGTACTGCATTCCACGAAGCCGCTGAAGAATACATACGAGATAAGACCCCCATGCCGCCTCAATTCGCGTACGCTAAAGACGCGTTAGATGCCCTTAATGCAAAACGGGGAGACAAACTATGCGAGTTTGAGATGGGGTTGACCGAGAACCTAGAACCCTGTGACTTCTTTTCAGATGAGGTGTGGTGGCGAGGTATTGCTGACTTAGTGATAATAGATGAAGAGGAAGACCTTGCGTGGGTAATTGACTATAAAACAGGGAAGAGTGCTAGATATGCTGACAAAGGGCAGCTTGAGCTAATGGCATTATCTATTTTTAAGTTCTTCCCAAATGTAAAAACGGTACGCGGAGGATTACTGTTTGTAGTTTCAAACGAATTAGTGAAAGATAACTACACTACACTTGATCAAACGCGTCTCTGGGAGAAGTGGTTAGGCGGGTACTCAAAAATGGAAACCGCATTTGAGAACGGTGTTTGGAACCCTAATCCATCAGGGTTATGCCGCGCACACTGCCTAGTTTTAGAGTGTGAACACAACGGGAGGAGCTAATGCCGTACAAGAACAAAGAAGATAGGAAAAAACAAAAGAACAAGCCAGTAGGTAGTAAAGAGTTTACAGCACGTATGGAACGCCAACGTGCACGTCAGAAGATGGACGCTAAAGCTAAGAAAAATGGGGGTGATAAGAATAATAACGGTAAAGCTGACAAACGAGAAGGTAAAGATGTCTCCCATAAAAAAGCCTTAAGTAAAGGGGGTAAGAACAAAGACGGCGTAAAGATAGAAAGTAAGAGCAAGAACCGCAGTCGGAATTATAAAAAGAAAAAGAAGTAACTCCGTAGACGCTTAGCTCGATGCGTCTCTAAAAAAATGTAGGTGGGGTTTTGAGGTTTCCTTTTCCCTATAGAGAAGCTGCTACTTCTCTCCGATGGCTCGAACCATCGTATAAACCTACAAAAATCGAGCTAGTCCTAAATCTTTAGGTTAGTGGATATCCTAAAGAAAATACATGCGGACCTAGCCCTATCCGTGGATGAAGCAGGGCTAACACGTTTATACGTTGCGAACTATAGAGGAAGAAAATGGAGATCGTTGATAACAAAGCGGTGTTGCTACGACTGCGACACCCAGCAAAAGTAACAACTGTTATACCAAAAAGCCAAGAGTTACCTGATAACCGAGTCATTGTTAAGTGGGGCATTGATGAAGCCCACGTACTGAAAAACCTTAACATTAAAGTACCGTCCCCCATTGAGGGTAAGTATACATGGACAGGTAAGCACACCCCCTTCGACCACCAAAAGACTACAGCTTCGTTTCTCACCATGCACAAACGTGCTTTCTGCTTCAACGAGCAGGGCACAGGTAAGACCGCGAGTGCTATCTGGGCTTCCGATTACCTAATGAATGTAGGTGCTATACGTAGAGTTCTCGTCGTATGTCCCCTATCCATCATGGATTCAGCTTGGCGTAATGATCTGTTTACTTTTGCAATGCACCGTAAGGTAGGCGTGGCTTATGGGTCTAAAAATAAACGAACACAAGTTATTGAGAGTGACGCTGATTATGTGGTTATAAATTACGATGGGGTAAACATTGTAGAAGAGGTTATAGCAAAAGGGGGGTTTGACTTAATCATTGTAGATGAAGCAACGCATTACAAGAACGCACAAACTAAACGATGGAAAACCCTTAAACGTCTTATGGATTCAGAACCGTGGCTATGGATGATGACCGGAACTCCCGCCGCGCAAAGCCCAGTAGATGCTTTCGGATTAGCCAGATTGGTTAATCCAGCCGCTGTACCTAGATTTGCAGGGGCGTTTAGAGATCGGGTTATGACAAAAGTGACCAATTTTAGGTGGGTTCCAAAACCAGACGCAACCGAAACTGTGTATCAAGTGCTACAACCCGCAATTCGTTACACCAAAGATGAGTGTTTGGATCTTCCTCCAATGATTTACGTCAAACGGGAAGTAGAATTAACGAGACAACAAAACAAATACTATAAGTTGTTAAGAGATAAGTTAGTGATGGACGCTGCTGGAGATCAGGTTAGCGCGGCTAACGCTGCGGTTGCCATGAATAAGCTACTGCAAATATCTTGTGGTGCAGTCTATACCGATACTGGAGACACGCTAGAGTTCGATATCTCGCACCGATACAAAGTTTTACGTGAGGTTATAGATGAATCTAGCAAGAAAGTATTAGTCTTTGTACCTTTTAAACACGTTATCGACATACTCGTAGACAAGTTAATGGGGGAGGGTATAACCGCTGAAGTGATTCGTGGGGATGTCACTGCACCTAAACGTACTGAAATTTTTAGGCGGTTTCAAAATAATGATGACCCTAGAGTGTTGGTTATTCAACCTCAAGCTGCTGCACATGGAGTAACACTTACTGCGGCTAACACCGTGGTCTGGTGGGGGCCAACTAGTTCGTTAGAAACTTACGCGCAAGCTAACGCACGGGTGCATAGATCAGGACAAGATCACAAGTGTACCGTGGTACAACTGCAAGGATCGGCCATAGAAAAACGTGTTTACGCTATGTTAGACAGTAAAATCAACATACATACAAAGATGATAGATTTATACAACGATATACTTGCATAGTTCATTATGATTCATTATAGTCTGTCATTCGATAAGTTGAGGAGATCGAAATGAGTAATACCGCTACACAGGATGAACCTCTTCCAGAGGTTTCTTTAGATAAATTAGTCAAGACGTATGTGAAAATTCGTGATCGCCGTTCTGAGATTAAGAAGGATTATGAGGCAGAAGATTCTGTTCTCGTGGAAAATCTTGATGCGGTTAAAGCGGCTCTACTGGCGCACTGTAAGGAACATGGTGTAGACAGTGTTAGAACTTCAGAAGGTCTATTTTATCGGACGATTAAGCAAACTTATTGGACTAACGATTGGGAACAAATGCACGCGTTCATACTAAAACATGCAGAACCCTCGTTGTTGGATAAGCGCATTAACCAGAAACACATGCGAGAGTTTCTAGAAGAAAACCCTGAGTTACTTCCGAAAGGATTGAACTCTAATTCTACTTATACCATTTCAGTAAGGAAAAAATAGTTATGACAACTGAGTTTGTTAATGTCAAAGGAGTAGCTGATCACTTTAAGGTGTCGGAAAGGCTAATCCGTACTTGGGTAAGCCAAGGTAAGATCCCCAAAGATACCTACGTGCATATTCAACAGACGTACAGGTTTAATCTTGCGGCGGTTGAAGCCGCACTTTTATCAGATCAAGGTGAAGAGGAGCCGTGGGATAATTTCTTACAGGCTAATAGTGACCCTGATACTATCGAAAAACTGTCACCTCTCCCGAACGATGGTACTGATGGTAGGCTTCTAACAGAGGACAACATTGGGACATGGGGCGATGTAAGTCCTGAGTCTGATGGAGTTCCTGATCTAGATACTGATCTATGAATAGAATTAGTATTCGCGAAAAGACTTTCAGGGGTATACCCGATAGTCATGGACTAACTAAGTTATCGGTAGTGATCGTAGGCGTGGCCTTTGTATCAAGGATCTACTATCAAGACGCATATAGTTCCGAGACTGTAGCAAAACCTACTTGTTGGTCAGGGGATACGGAAGTACCTTCGTTAGATGTACCGGAAGACCAACGCCAATCAGGGCGTTGTATAGATTGTACTCAAAATATTAGAGGTTCAGGAAGGGGTACAGGACGGGCTTGTAGGTTTGTACAGCGTATAGCTTTTGTTCTGGAAGATGATTTGGAAACAGTTTATCAGTTACAACTACCTCCTACTTCTATTTTTGGGGATGCAGTACAAGGGGATATGCCCCTTCGTGCATATGCACGATACCTTGAGGCGAGGGAAACGCCTTTCGTTGCTCTAGTGACAAACATCTATTTTGATACTGGAAGCAGCACACCAAAACTTTTCTTCAGGCCAGTACGACCTTTAGAAGAGCAGGAGCTAGAGACGGTCAAACGAATGATGGAGCATGAGGATACTACTAAGGCGTTAACACTAAATGTCGTCCCTGTAGAAGATATAAGTGAATCCCCATTCGCAGTAACTGACGGTTTCACAATTGATAATTAATGGAGAAAAATATGAGTTACCTCATAGAGAAAGTTGAAGTTTTATACCCACGTCTAGATCAGCCTTATAGGTTTGACAATGGTGAAGGAAGAAGTGTTCCTTGTGGGCCTTTGGAAAAAAACGCTAAGTACGAGACTAGTTTCGTAATGGGCGCAGAAACAGCAAAAAAACTTATGGAGAAGATGGCTCTCGCTTACCATACCGCACGTCAGGATAGTTGGCCTGATAAGATCCCTATGCCTTTTAATAGAAATGGAGAGGATTATGTTGGAAAATGTAATCTAAAAGGATCTTTTGACGGCACGCAAGCAACACGTGCACCAAAGCACTACGATGCTAAGAACAATCCGTTGGAGGAAGGCTTTCAATTAACCTCTGGTAGTATTGCTAACTTGTTCGTAGAGTTTGTACCTTATAACGGCGGTGACTCAATTGGTACGGGGGTATCGTTGCGGATACGCGCAGTACAAGTTTTAACCTATAAGCCTTTTGTGTCAGCATCTCCTTTTGAGTCTACTGACGGTGAATTTGAATCTGGTTCTCCTTTTGGGAAAACATCAGAGGGGTTTGACTCTACAGAAGAAGTTACACCTACCATAGTTTTTGAAGAAGCACCGGAAGCCTCACCCGCTGTAGAAGCTATACTGGAAGCAGTGCCAGATGCTGCTGAAGTTATAGATGTACCGAAAAAGAAAGTGAAGTCCAAAACCGCCGCACCTAAAGATGAGGTCGATCTTAGTGCGTTAGTTGCTAATTGGGACGATTAATTTAGGGTAAAGTCACGCTCCTGTACCTAGGGGCATATACTCTTAATACCACGGCTAGCATTGTCGAAAAGGGTGGATACCTACCCCTGCCGTGGTCACTTTCAGTTTTGAGACAGCTATGGAAACAAAAATATTTTTAGAAAAAGCCCTAGCAGAGGATGGACTATATTGTATTTTCGCTACAAACACTCGTACAGATAGGAGAGTTCAGAAGTTTTTTACCTCCGTCGATGCACTTCTTGACGATGCAACCGCATTAGATAATCAGGGGTTTAATGTTTATTTTGCCTTATCTACATTTAACGAAAACAACTCACGTAAGGTAGACAATGTAAAGAACGTCAAGTCTTTCTTTTTAGATTTAGATTGTGGCCCAACCAAAGAATTCTCTACACAAGAAGATGCGATATCCTCTTTGATGGAGTTCTGTAAAGCTAACACATTACCACGTCCAACAATTATAAATTCAGGTCGCGGAGTACACGTTTATTGGGTACTTAAAGAAGCAGTGGGACTTGCAGATTGGTTACCCGTAGCCGAGCGACTAAAGGCTCTATGTAGTAAGAATAACTTTG